GTCTTAGGATTTGACAATGCGTGCAAGTTTGAGAAGCCAAACGAAAACGCCCGTTTCTGTTTAGGGGCGTGAACAGCCCCCGGGACCGTAGTGGCTCCGGGGGCTGTGGGTCAGCGGATGGTGTCCCAGTCGTTGTCCCACATCATTTGCCTACGCAGGGCGGCTCGCGTCTGGGTGATGACGTCTACGAAGCGGGTCATGTGTTGCCTGTAGGGGGCTGGTAGGCCCGGCCCCCAGGTTGTGAAGGTGCACCCATAGTTATCGTGTTGGATGAGGATGGTGGTCTGGTGTCGCCTGATGCGTAGGGCGTGGCGGCCTCCGTCGGTTCTGGTGCGGGTGGGGTAGGCGCCGTGGTTGAGGGCGGTGTTGATGAGGTACCAGGCAGCTCGGGGATGGAGGCGCACCCAGCGGGCGAGGACGCGGGCGTAGAGAGCTTTGATGAGGTGACCTAGCATGATTGTTCCTTAGCCCATTTGATGGTGTCGCGGCGGCTGACACGGAAGGTGGGCACCACGTCGTAGCGACCCCAGTAGATGTGGCCTTTGCGGGCGGCGCCGTGGATGGTTTGGTAGTTGATGCCGGTGAGGGCTTCGGCTTGGCGGAGGGTTATCATGTCGGGGTGGTGCATGTAGACAGGCTCGGCAGCCATGTTGTATCCTTTCTGTGCAAGAACAAGTCAACTTCGTTCCTGTTTTTGTTTCTTCTGTGAGTGGCACCCGGGGTGGAATCCTGGGTGCCACTCGTTTGTGTTTAGCTGACGACCCAGTATGCGATGCGGATGACGTCGATGAGGACCTGGGTTAGGACTTGCGGATCGTTCGTGGCTGCCGCCCGATGGAAAGCGTTGTATGCGGTGAATGTCGGCTGGTACTGGGGGATGTGTCTGTTGCGATCGTTGAGGAGGTTCGCTGCGGCGCGGGCTTCTATGAAGATGCCGAGGGCGTCCGTCTGGGGAAGCGCGTTGGCGATGGCGTTGGAGAGGGTGCCCGTGGCTGCTGCTAGGTCTGCTAGGACCCAGAGCCGTTCAGGTCCGCGGGGGACTCCTGCTGGGGAGTCCATCGCGAGGGCGACGGCTTGCGCTGTGCCTTCAGTTAAGGGAAGTGTCCGTACTGGCGCGATGAGGAAGTGCCAGTTGTCGGGGCCTGCTTGCTTGAGGGCGGCGCTGATTGCGTCTCTCATTGGTGGGGTTCCTTTCGGTTGTGCTGATGGTTGGAGTGTAGGCGGCCTTGTCTCGGCCTGTCAAGTGGCGGGGCCCCAAAACAGGGGCCCACTACCTCACCCCGCTTCTCTGGCTGACAAGGCCAAGGCTTGGCCTGCGAGTTCCACCAGGATGGTGTACGGGTTCCAGCCGAGTTTGATGATCCTGGCGGCCTCTCCAACCTTGATAGCCAGGTCGAAGACACCTAGGGGACTAAGGCGATAGGCCCGTCTCGCCTCCTCGGCGGCTTGTGTGTAGGGCGAGTCGCTGCCGTCACAGAGGAAGGCCCACTGGGCGGCGAACAGGGCGATGTCGGCGAAGCTTGAGGCCCTGTCGCCTTCACTGGAGTAGGCGAGCGCAACGTTGGAGAGAAGGCTGGCGAGGTGCTGCTCTGGTGTACGTTGCGGGGCTTCTTGTAGGGCCTTCCGGAAGTTGTCGATGGCGGCGTCGAGGGGAGGGGATGGGATGCGGGCGACGAGGTCTTGTATAGCGGCCGCGGCAGCCGGGGGCATCTTGACTCCTTCTGTGGAAGCGCGGAGGGCCTCAAGTTCGCGGTTAGGGACGAGCGCTGTGTCTGGCATTGTGTATTCCTTTCAGCGGGTTGGTGTCCAGCCGAGATGGTTGAGGCGGCTGTAGTCGCCCTCACGCTCGAGGAGGACGTGGCCGGTGCGTCCTTCCCTGTTTTTGGCGACGTGGATGTCGGCGCGGGTCCAGTCTGTGACTCCGTTCTCGTGTGGGCAGGAGAGGAGCATGACGACGTTGGCGTCTTGTTCGATGTTGCCGGATTCTCGGAGGTGGGAGAGCTGGAGTTCGCCGCCGGGGGTTTGTTCGGCTTGGCGGCCGAGCTGGGCGATGGCGAAGACCGGGATTTGGAGGTCTTTGGCGAGGTTCTTGAGGGACCTGGTGTATTCGCCGATGAGTTCCCAGCGGGCTCTTCTGTCGCCGGGGGCGGCGTTGATGAGGCCGATGTAGTCGATGAAGGCGGCGGTGAGGCCGTGTTGGCGGTGGAGGAGGCGGGTGGTGGCTACGAAGTCTCCGATGGTGAGGTTGGCTCGGTCGTCGAAGTGGATGGGTAGCTGGCGGAGGTAGGGGGCGGCTGCTGTGATTCGTTTCTGTTCGTCGGGGGTTGGGTGGCGGCGGCGGGCGACGGCGTCTCCGGGGACGTTGGCGACGTTGGCCATGATGCGGCCCCAGAGTTCGCGGCCGGCCATTTCGAGGCTGGCGAAGTAGACGTGACCGGTTTCGGTGAGGGCTGTGGCGGCTTGGATGGCGAGGAGCGATTTCCCGACTCCCGGCCGGGCGGCGATGACGTAGAGGCCGCCTGGTTTCCATCCGCCGATGAGGTGGTTGAGGTCGGGCCAGGGTGTCGGGACGAAGGGGGTGTTGTGTGTAGTGAAGTCGGTGAGCTGGTCTAGACACTGGTCGTTGTCCACAAGGGCGGTGGAGCCTGTGGAGACTTGGTTGAGGAGCTCGCGGATGGTGGCTTCTGCGTTTGAGGGGTCTTCGCCGGCTTCGATGATCTGGAGGCCGCGGGTGCAGGCGTCTGTGAGCTGCCTGCGGGCCGTGTCGTCGATGAGCTTGTTGGCGTAGACGCCTGCGAGGGCGCCGTGTGCGACTGCGGTGACGTCCATGATGTCGAGGAGGTAGTCGGGGGTGACATGGGCATCAGTGATGGAAGGAAGCTTGTCGACGAGGAGGTCCCGAGTGAGTCCTTGGCCAGGGTTCTTGGCCTTGTAGTCTTCGACGAGTCGCCAGATGGCGGCGTTGCGGGTGTCTGCGAAGTGGTGAGGGTGGACGCTATCGAGGTCAATGAGGGCGTTAGGGTCGCCGCTGAGGGCGATGTTGAGGATGGTAGTTTCGGTGCTCATGCGTGGGGGGGGGCAATGGTTGTGGCACGTCGTAGGTGCTGGAGAATGGAACTAGGCTGATAGTCGCCGGCGCCCTGTTGTCGTCTCCAACCTCACCGAATTGGATGTCTGGCACTAGTGGGTCGTTCGAGACGTTGACTGTTTCCTCGGGGAGTCTGGCCATGAGCCTTTGAATAGCTTCGTCCTGACTCTTGCCGAGTTCGGCGCCCATGAACACGTTCCGCATGAATTCGAGCTCTCCAACGGGGACTGCGACACAGCGGCGCCAGGCGGTGATTTCATTTGGGCAACCGTCGCAGTTGATGCAGCATCTGAGCTGGGGGCCGTCGAGGAGGTAGTAGCCGCATGCTGGGTCGTCTGTGTCTACTAGTACGGCGGTTGTACCGCTAAGGTCAACTCCGTGGCATTCGCCCTTGTCAATGATGATGAGTGGCGCCGTGGGAGGGTGTTCATGGCTTCTCTCCTGCAATGTGGTTGGCGATACGAATAATGTCGACGAGGAGCCAAAGGAAGGCGTCGCCGCTTTCTGACTGCAAGATTTTGACCGCGGCCCACCATGCTCGCTCATTGCCGGTTGCGGGGTGTGCCGTGGGGGCATAGGAGTCTAGGTCTTCGGCTGTCTTCTTTGCCGCTAGGAAGACTTCCCTTGCCGTGTAGATGGACTGTGAGGCTGCGGCGTTGGCGAGGATCAGCGATGCTCCGGCGAAAGAGGAGAGGGTTATGACGGCCTGTTCTATCGTGGGCTCGGCGTTACCCCCGTTGAGAGGGGTGGCCAGGATGGGGATCGCGCCTTCGGGGCGCATCTCGGTGTGGTCGTTTCGGATAAGATGCCACCAATTGTTGGGGCCCGCAATGCTGGCGACAGCCAGCTGGCGTGGAGTGAGCATAGCGGCGTTCCTTTCGGTTGTGCTGATGGTTGGAGTCTAGGCGGCTTGGCCGGGGCTGTCAACCCCTGCCGGTGTGGCGGTCCAGGCGCACCTGCTGCTCAGGCCACCCGGGGTCGCCGGGGAGTCCCATGTTGGGCTTCCAGTAGTTGATGTACCAGCTGGGGTCGATGCCGTGGTCGATGCAGGCGTACCAGAAGTCTTCCTTAGTGGCGGCTTTGCCTGTGGCGGGGTTGATGGCTGGCTGCTGACTGCCCTGGTTTGAGGTTCCGAGGGCGGCTGCCTGCTCCCACGCGCCCTTCGCAATAGTGTTGCCCTTGCGGCACCAGGTGCGCCAAGTGGCATCCCAGTCGATGCGCTTGGTGCCTGTGCTCAGGTAGTAGTCTCGGAAGTTCTCAACCTCGGCGCTGATGGGCATGGAGGGGTAGTGCTCGCGGGCGTAGGCGAGGCACTTCTCGTTAGGGGTCCAGTCCTCTGAGATGGTGGTGCTGCGGGCGGTCTTCTTGGCCTTCTTCTGCGGCTTGGGACCTGGCCCTTCGATCTCCGTGGGGAGTTGGCCGTTATCCTCGCTGGCAGTCTCCTGATTCTGGGCAGGGATTTCAGCCGCGTGCCGCTTAGCCCAGGAGGCGGGGTGCACTTGCTCGGCGGCCGCCGCGGCTTGCTGTTCGGCGGTCATGCGCTCTTCAGGCCTCCGAGACAGGCCGTCGCGGCTTGTCATCCAGTCGGGCTTGTATGCGTCAGACCGGTCGGCGGTCCACACGTAGTAGTTCCGGCTGAGCTTCCCGTCGTCCTTGCGGAAGCGAAGAATCTGGATGATGCCGCGCTCTTTCAGTGTGGAGATCGCCCTGCTCACGGTGCGCTTGTCGACTTCGGCGTCGTCGGCAAGTTCGGTGAGTTCCGGGAAGGCGACCGGGCGGCCGCCCCAGCCGGGGAGCTTTGAGTTCATGCGGGCGGCCAGGATGAGGGCGACCACCTTCTCGGTTGAGGTGATGCCTCGAAGAGCTGCGGCCTGCGCTTCGTAGATGACGGATGACATTGTGTGTTACACTCTCCTTGTGTTCTCTAGAGGGGGCCAGCCCGTGTGTGCTGGCCCCCTCGCTTTTGGCTATCTGGCGAGGATGGGCTCTAGTGAGCCTTCTGGGGCGCCCAGGTCATCTTCTACCTCAAAGCACCGCCTGCGCGCCACCGCCCTTGCGGTGAGTCGGAGGTACTGAAGCTGTTCGATCACCAGGTCGCCATAGTGATCATCGGCGTCCTTGGGGCGCTGGCTAAGGCAGGCGATGATGAGAGAATCGAGCCTTCCGGCGACGGATGGGTGGGTGGCCTTGAAGGTGATGGTCCTCTTGCCGCCGCGACCATTGATTGTGATGAGGCCTACGTCTTGCAGGCGCTTCGTGCGGCGCCACCCAGGCTCGTCCATGGTCTCAGTGTGGGGGATTGTGGGCTCGCCAGTCATGGGAGTGGTGAACATGATTGTCGCGTCGAGGGCGGCCGTGGAGAAGTTGGACGCGAGCTCCGTGTACTGGAGCACACATCCGGCCCGCGCCGTAGGGGGGAGGATGTACTGGCTGCGTCCCTGAGCCCACCAGCCTCCGTATGCAGCGTGCTGAACGGCGTCTTGCAGGCGAAAGAGTCGGAGGGCGATGTTGTCGGGGAGGGTCTCTTGTGTGGGGGTGTGAGTTCTCATGCCCCCTAGTCTATGCCGTCTTTCTGTTGCGCACAATCTGCTGACCTATAGGGATTTGCGCCTTGCTTCCCAGGGGACACTGGTGTCGCGAACCAGGGGACACTGGTGTCGCGAACCAGGGGACACTGGTGTCGCGAGCCAGAGGACACTGGTGTCGCGAACCAGAGGACACTGGTGTCCTCACAATAACCCCTTAACTAAAACCCCTTAACTAGAACCCTTGTTTTCGCGCGTGCGCGCGACGTCTTCGATCTCCGCTTCGCTCCGACCGTCGGACCGTTGGTCCTTGGTCGTCGCCCTGGCCTTCGGCCCAGTTGGTCCACGAGAGCGCGGACGAAGAGAGAGCTCACTGGCTAGCCACGTACCTGGCTCCCGTTGTTCCTCGGTCGCCTGGTCGAGTGGGAGCGTTCAGAGTTCCCTTCGTCGTCCTTGCCCTTCCTGCTGTACCGAGACGGAACGTGACTTCCTCTCCTTCCTTGCTCTAGAGCCAAGCAGAGGGTTGGGTTGTGGTTACGTTGGGTTGATCGTCTCTAGCTGGTTGACTCTCGCCAAGAGTGCTCACCGCTGCGGCGGCGGGGCGGCGGCCGGGCCGCGAGCGCCCCAGGAAGGGGTCCAGGAGCCTCGTGGGCGGCTGAACGGGGGTGGGTGTGTGTGCTGGCATGGGTGCGGATGGGAGAGGCGCTCAGATCGCCTCCTGCGGCTTCGCGAGGTGTTGGTGGTCGGGGTTGACTGTGCGTCTGACTCTCAGCTACTCTGGGTGTGCTGATAGAGGCCCGCCTGGACGGACCGGGGTAGAGTCATCCTTTCCTCCCTCGCATTCCCAGGCGGGCCTCGCCTTTGCAGTAAGGGCCCTGGCGTGCTAGACTGTGCAGGTCAGCCAGCGAAAGGCAGCCATGAGTAAGGTCGACTGGGTCAACACCCCTCCCCGCTGCGAGGAGTGCGAGGGCGTGATCCGTCCTCCACGCAGTAAGGCCAGCCAGTACCCAGGCACGGTCCCCTACGGGGCGAAGGGCCTCTGCAACTCCTGCTACAGGCGTAAGAAGCGCGGCAGCCGGGGGGGTGCCCGCATCGACTGGTCGGAGCCCCAGCACTGCAAGCGCTGCGGGGTGAAGATGAGGCCCCGCGTCGCCCCCACGGCGGAGTGGGCGGGCACCAACTCGTACGGGAAGCGGGGCATGTGTAGCACGTGTGTCTCCCCGAATGTTCGCCGGTTCCCGACTGTGGCCGAGCTGTACGCCCAGGGGCACCCCTGCGTGGAGCCGTGCCCGCTCCCGTCCGACACTCGATCTTCCGCCTGGTGAGAAGGAGTTGCCGATGCTTTATCTGCTTGTCTACGGAGACAAGAGTCACCCGCTGGCGGATGTCATCCTCTGCGACAGCCACCCTGACGTGACCGACGAGGGGACGCTGGTATTCAGGAATGAGGGACAGGAGGACTTCTATGTGTACCCGGGCGACTATCTGAGTGTCCAGTGCGCCTACTTTGGGGGGAAGGCTGCTTCCCCGGCGCACCTGTTTGATGTCCGCGCTGGCTCCCCCTCGGTCGAGGGGAAGCCGTTTGCTTACCCGGAGGACGTGGCGTGAGCTTCAGTGAGGTACACAACAAGGCTATTCTCGCCTCCCTGGACTGTGCGGTCGGCGAGCTCTTGGATGCACTCAACGACGAGGATCAGTGCGGCGCTCGCGGTGTGCCCGCCCGTCGGCGTGACGCCGACCAGGATGAGGCGGTCATCCGCGTGCAGGAGGCCAAGGAGGCTGTTGAGGAGTACGGGGGGCTGTTCTTCACTGACCGGTATGGGCTGGACGCTCGTGTCGAAGTGGATGTGGAGGACTAATTATGGCGTGGGGCAGGCAGTCTAGGCGCCGTAAGGAGCTCCCCAAAGACTGGGACAAGATCAGGCGCGCAGTCCTCAAACGTGACGGCGGCCTCTGCGTGTTCTGCGGCAGCCCCGCTAACCAGGTGGACCACATCTTCCCGGACGGCCCGCACGTCCCGGACAACCTGCGGGCCCTCTGCCAGTACTGCCACATGGTCAGAACACAGCAGCAGTCAGTGGAAGCTAGAAAGCGCCGCTATAATCGGGGCAACAAGCCTCGTGGCCCGAGGCCGAAGAAGAAGCACCCCGGATACCTATAGGAGGCGACGATGGGAGTTAAAGGACCGATCCCAAAGCGTAGCACTGAGGGCCATCGCACTACGCAGGCCAGGAAGCTGGAACACGGTGTGGAGCCAGTCAACGTGGTCGCCGACAAGGTGAAGCCCCCCAAGCCAGATTCCAGCTGGCATCCCATTGCGAAGAAGCTCTGGAAGGCCGTGGAGGACTCCACGTTTACCAGGTATTACGAACCCTCGGACTGGGTCGTTCTCTATAGTGCCTGTGACGACCTGTCCAGCTACAAGTTCCAGGAGCGGCGCTCCCCCACCATGCTGGCTGCCGTGAACACGATGCTCACGTCCCTGCTCCTCACCGAAGGAGACCGGCGCAGGGTCCAGATCGAGATCAACCGTGTTGACGAGTCTGAGGCCGAGTCCGCTGGCGTGGTCGCTATCCAGGCGTGGGCGAAGGCGCGGGCCGCGAAGTGACCGAGATGCTCCCCGCACCCCGGGAGCGGACCGACACGCTCCCTCGGGGTCTCCCCGAGCGGACGCTCGGCTACCATGCTGCTGCGTGGATGATGGACAACCTGATCCAGCCGAACGGGCCGAGGGCTGGGCAGCCGTTCATCCCGACTGATAGGCAGATCACGTTCCTGGCTCACTTCTACTCCCTGAATCATAAGGGAAATTTTGTGTATAGGCAGGGAATTAGAAGGTTAAGCAAGGGATCAGGTAAAGCCAGCGATCTACGTCACAAAATCTTGACAACGGGCGGATGGAAGACGATAGGCACTCTGCGCGAGGGCGACTACGTGTTCCATCCGTCCGGTAAGCCCACCATGGTGACACAGGTACACCCGATCGGCCAGTGGGATACTTGGGAGGTGGAAATCTCCGACGGTACCGTCTCGACTTTCACGGGCGAACACCTGTTCACAGTAGATGAGTTCGTCGGACCCTCGAAGCGCAAGCGTCGCACCCTGGACGTACGCACCATGGCTAAAGAGGGGTGCTTTAATCTTCGTCTTCCGGACGTCGACAAGGAGGAGTTGCGGGCTCAGGGGGTTCCCGACGAAGTGCTGGCGAACGTCCGGAATGGTCGGACCATCACCTCGGTGCGTAGAGTCGCCCCTGTCGACGCCCGCTGCATCACCGTTGCGGCTGAGGATGGCCTGTATCTGGTGGGGGAGACGATGGTGGTGACCCATAACTCCCCGTTTGCTGCCGCGCTGTGCTTGTTTGAGCTTCTCGGCCCGTGCCGGTTTGACGGCTTTGACATTCATGAGCCTTTCGGGGTGCGGGCGAAGCCGATGAGCATGCCTCTCGTGCAGGTGGTGGCTGTGTCGGAAAGCCAAACTGCGAACACTATGAGAATGGTTCGCGCTTTCTGTCAGAAGAAGGGGCCTCTTGCCAGGAAGTATGATCTTGAGCCAGGGAAGACGTTCATTGAGACCCCGAGCGGGGGGAAGCTTCAGCAGATGACGTCGTCTGCGACCTCTATGGAGGGCGGCGAGGTGTCCTTCGTTGTGGGGGACGAGCTGGAGCACTGGCTCCCCGCGCAGGGGGGCCCGGCCATGCTGGAGACGATTCAGCAGAACGCGGCGAAGATGGGTGGCAGGTTCATGGGGACTTGCAACGCTTGGATTCCGGGGGAGCAGTCCTCCGGGGAGTCGATCTTTGAGGCCTGGTGCGACCAGGAGGATGGCCTCACGCGCGGTAAGACGAAGATTCTCTATGATGCGCGTATCGCACCCCCGAACACGGTTCTGACTGATGAGCCGGAGGAAGGGCAGGTGGGGCTCACTGAGGCCCTGGAGTACGTGTATGAGGACTGCCCGTGGGTGAATCTTGACTCTATCAAGGAGCAGATTTGGTCACCGGAGTACCCGGAGTCCCGCTCCATCAGGTTCTTCCTTAACCGCCCGAACGCCGCTGAGGCGTCCTGGATCACTCTGGAGGAGTGGACCCAGCTGCGTAAGCCAGACAGGAAGGTCGAGCCCGGGGAGAAGATCGTCATGTTCTTCGACGGCTCCAAGAGCAACGACCACACGGCTCTCGTGGGCTGCTGCATGGAAGACGGCCACATCTTCAAGATTGGGCACTGGCGCCCAGAGAAGCCGCTCGGGGTGGTGAACGTTGCCGCCGTGGATGCCGGGGTGCGCCGGGCGTTCGACACGTACGATGTGGTCGCATTCTGGGCGGATGTCCGCGAGTGGGAGTCGTTCACGCGCACCGCTTGGCCGGAGGATTTCGGGGACCGCCTGATCGTCCCGGCTGTGCGGGGCGGAATGTCGGCGTCTCCTATCGCCTGGGACATGAGGTCGCACGCCTACCAGTTCGCTGAGGCGGCTGAGACCGCCTACACGGAGATTCTTCAGCAGACGTTCACCCATGATGGGGACTCGGCCTTGGGGGAGCACGTGTCGAACTGTCGCGTGAACGAGTTCAAGGGCCGGTGGTCGGTGAAGAAGGAGTCCCCGAAGTCGTCGAAGAAGATCGACCTCGCCGTATGCATGATCGGCGCTAGGATGCTGTATAGGCATGTGAAGAGCTCGAAGGAGTGGGCGGATATGAATAAGCCGACTGGCGCTTGGACGGTGATTGTGTGAGCTTCGAGCGGATGCTCGCTGGGTTTGAGGGCGGCGCCTACCGCCCCAAGTCCTTCGAGTCCTACTATGAGCAGACCCAGCGCTTGGACGCCCTAGGCATCAGCATCCCCCCTGAGGCGAGGGTCCTGGAGATGCAGGCCCCGTTCGCGAAGATGGCCATCGACGTCCTGACGGAGGTGCTGATCCCCTCCGGGTTCATCATCGCTGACGACAGCCGTAAGGACCTGGTGCGGGACCTGCGGGTTGCGTGGCAGGCGAACGACATGGACTCCCAGTTCAACCTGGCCGCAGCGGAGGCGCTCGCGGCTGGTTCTGTGTTCTGGGTGCTGTCGCCAGCTGACGAGGATCACGAGCACCCGTCGATCCGGGCCTTGGATTCCCGGCACGCGGCGGTGCGCATCGACCACTTCGGGAACGTCATTGAAGGTGTCGCGGTCTACCGTGACCCTGATGGAACGAAGTGTGCCTCCTACTACACGCCGGAGGGCGTCACCGCCTACCGGCAGGTCGGCGCCCGCTGGGCCGCCTCATGGTCGACCAGTGACCCGTGGGGGGCGTCCATTGTCCCCATGTTCAACCGAGCCCGCCTGCGCGACAGGTACGGCAGGTCCGACCTCAAGGAGCTGACGACCGTCATCGACGCGGCCTCCCGCACCCTGACGAACCTTCAGATGGGGCAGGAGGTGGCCGCGTTCCCACTGCGGTTCCTCATCGGGGATGGGGCTGACCGGATGCTTGCTGGCCAGCAGGCGGCCTCCGTCCGCAGTGGGCAGTTCGGCGGGAACCGCATGGAGAACTATGCTGGGGCGCTTCTGGCTGCCCCTACTGGCGCTGACGTGAAGCAGCTTACTGGCGCGTCGTTGGACACGTTCACCAACACCTACCGTGCCTACGCGCTGCAAATCTCCGCCATGACCGGTATCCCCCCGTCGATGATGGGCGTGGCTGCGGACAATAACCCTACCTCGGCGGAGGCTCTGCGGGTAGCCAAGGATCGTCTCATCGCCCGGGCGGAGAACAAGCAACGTCAGTTCAGTGACGCCCTTGAGCGCATCGCCCGCATCATCGCTGTCATGAATGGGGAGTCGCCTGAGGGGCTGGAGACCTTGGAGGTCATGTGGGCGGATGCCGCTTCTCCCTCGGCTAGCGCCCAGATGTCGATCGCTATGCAGGCTGAGGCGCAGGGTGTCATCAGCCCGGAGACGGCCCGAGACTTCATGCGCCTGTCCCCTGAGCAGCTGGAGCGGGAGAGCCGCCGCCAGGACGACCTCGACTCCATGGCTGGGCAGATTCTCCCTGTCAGCCAGCCGGAGGAGGACGAGGATGAGCAGGATGACGAAGAGGGCGAGCCTGAAGATGACGAGGAGAAGCCTAAGAAGTGACCCTCGCGCTCTTCCGGGCCCTCATGGGCGCCATCCTCCGCACCTTCCAGAGGCGCCTCTCTGACACCGTCGCCCCCCTCCAGGGGAAGCCAGTAACCCTCTCCGAGCGGGAGCTCGCGGAAGCGATCACCCCCCTCGTGTGGGCGGCCAGAGGGCAGGCCTGGGCCGCCACGGCCCTGTTCCTGCGGGGGCAGGCCAGGAAGCAGGGGGCGGACGAGGCGTGGATTCCCCCAAAGCCGGGCTACAGTCCCGACTCGGTGCGTTACGTGATCCGCTCCAGCAAGGCCCGAACGGGCAAGCCGGAGGCGTTCAAGGCCCTCCAGGGGCAGCTGTCCAGCCACGTGTATGCGGCATCTCGCCGAACCATTAACGACGCCGTAGAGGACGCCCCTGATGTCGCCGAGCTCCTCGAAGACCTCGACCAGCTCGCGGGCGACCTTGACTCGTTCTCCAAGGAGCAGGCCGAGCAGATCGAGAAGGAAGTCAAGAAGCACGAGCGGAAGCGCCGCCCCCGGAGGGAGTGGGCTGACGTGTTCGACGAGGTGGCCGACCGTGTCAACAAGGCCATCAAAGAGCTCGAAGCTGAGGGGATGCTCCCTCAGAAGTGTTGGGACTCCGAGGCTCTTAAGAACCTCCCAGACAAGTACCGTCGCTCAAAGGACGGCACGGTTATCGCCCGCCCGTTCGCGTGGGCCAGGGTTGTACACCCGTCAAAGAATGGACCGTGTGGCTTCTGTGCGATGCTCGCTTCCCGCGGTCCCGTCTATAAGACGTCTGAGTCTGCTGGCGTGAGGGTTGACCGGTATCACGTCCACTGCAAATGTGAGGCTGTCCCGGTTTACACATCAAGAGAGTGGCCAGGGAAGGCCCTGCACGCCAGATTCGAACAACTGTACAATGAGGTGGTGAAGGATCATGACCTGCATGGTCAAGAAGCTCTGCGGGCCATGAACCGGAGACTTTACCTCGAACAAAGGAGAAGGAATGGCTGACACCCTCACTGAGCCGTCCGAGACCACTGACCCCACCACCGAGGAGGCGGAGGCCACTGCGGCCACTCCAGCCGAGGAGCCCGCAGCTGAGCCCGAGGAGTCAACTGAGGAGCCCGAGACGCAGGATGAGACCAATGCCCTGGATGCCCTCCAGGAGCGACTCGCCGCCCTTGAGGCCGCTATCGCCGGGAAGGATGAGGAGATCAAGGCCCTCCGTGACACGGCGGCTAAGAACGCTGCGATCCGGGACGCTGGCCTCCCTTCCAAGTACAGCCAGTTCCTCCACGGAGACGAGTCCACCTGGGGCGACCAGGTGAAGGACCTCCTGGAGCTCACAGCCAAGACTCCTGCGCGCCCCCGCGACCCCGCGGTCGACGCGCAGGTCGGCTCCGACTCAGAGGACCGCGAGACCGCCATCCTCCGAATGTTCGGTCTCGCCGAGTAATCCCCTGCCTGACAGGGGCAACATCTAGAACAACTCTGCCGGTCAGGCAGGAAGGAGACGCGCATGGCGGACAATGCTGCCAAGGTCGCAACCATTGCAAAGCTTACCGCTGGCGGTAACGCCGAGGGCTTCCCGAAGGAGGTACTCGCCCCCATCTGGAAGAGGGCCTTCGCGGGCTCTATCGTCCAGAAGGTCGCCGGCACTGTCCCGGTGTCTCTCGCCGGCAACGCCGTCAGCATGCCGGTCGGCCAGCCGGTCGCCGGTATCGTCCAGGAGAGCGCCGACAAGCCTGTCGTTGACGTCTCTGTCGGCCTGAAGACCTTCAGCCCCGTCAAGACTGCCGCGATCGTGTCAATCTCGAAGGAGGCGCTCATGGCTAACCCCCTGAACGCCTTCGACGACCTGGAGTCGCAGCTGGCTGAGGCTATCGCCCGCTCCATCGACACGGCCGTCATCCATGGCAAGGACGCCCTCACGGGCGCTCCCCTGACGGGCAAGGAGTCCCTGTCCTCCACCACGAACATTGTGGAGCTCGACCCAGCCAAGTTCGACACTACCGGCTACCTCGGCAAGCAGCTCGCCGCCGCTTACGACAAGGTCGTGAACACTGACGGCGAGACTGACTACGACTTCAACGAGTTCCTCCTGTCACCGAAGTTCCGGTCCATCATCATGGGCGCCTCGGACGGTTTCGGCCGCCCCCTCTACCAGGCTTCACCGAACCTCGCCGACCAGTTCACCAGCGTCCTCGGCATCCCCGCCGTCTACTCTAAGGCCGTGAACGGCCGCGGCAAGGTGTCTGAGCCGAACCTCCTCGGCTTCGGGGGCGACCTGAAGGAGAATCTGCGTCTCGGCTTCGTTGAGGGTCTGACCTGGGCTACCGCTGACCAGTATGCGGCTGGTATGGACCTGTTCGGTACGAACCGGATCGCCATCCGCGTTGAGGCCATCTTCGGTTGGGTTCTTCGCGACCCGAAGGCGTTCGTGAAGATCACCAAGAAGGCCGGCTGACCATAGCCCTTTGGGGGAGGGGTCGTCATAGCTCCTCCCCCAAAGGCCCATACAGAAGGAAGGAGGCGGCGTGGCCGTAGCTGAGAGGCTAGACGTTGAGCGCACACTCATGCGGGAGCTTGAAGACGACGAGGCCCGCTGGGTGGATGCGCTTCTTGAGCGCGCCGAGGCCCTAATCCTTCTGCGTATGCCGGATGCGGTTAACCGGTGCCGCACGGACCATGCATTCCACGTTGCCCTCATCTTTGTTGAGTGCGAGGCTGTTTCCAGAGTCTTAAGGGCTCCGGGTGGTGGCCTGTACAAGTATGAGACTGAGGGCACATACACCTACAGCATTAACTCCGCTGTCGCTTCTGGCCTCCTGGAGATCACTCCGAAGGACTGGCAGGCTCTTGAGGGCGGTGTCGGCGGCTGGGGTGGAGCGGCGCCCGTCATGGATGGGTACGCCAGGAACCGGCACGGCGGGGAGTGGTCTCCGGATGTGTCGAAGAACTTCCTGATGTCTTTCCGGCCCGCCTCGGTGCCGGATAAGCCGGCCGCCCCCGAGCTCGGTCTTCAGCGCTGGGAGGGGTGGCGCCCATCATGGTAGGTCACCGGCCTCGCCGTGGGCGCTTCCTTGAGGACGGCCCGCATGCCGTTGAGGTGACTGTCGCCGTCATCAAGGAGGGGCGTACAGGGCGCCGTTACGAGCGTGGTGAGACGTTCTATGTTGACAAGGTTCTCGTTCAGCCGTCGGCGGGCAATGCCTTGAAGGCGACCGAGAACCGGGATATCCGCGGGGACTTGACGGATGAGACCACCCTCAAGGTGATGGGCACCGGCCGGAAGTGGCCTGGCGGCCCCCACTCGTGGGTGAAGGTTCTCCGGGGCCCAGCTTCTTTGGAGGGGAAGACGTTCCAGCAGGCTGGTGAGCCGCTCACCTATGACGCTTCCCCGATGACCCGCCACTGGGCGGTCAGGTGTGACACGTTAGGGGCGGCGGCGAAATGATTCACGTGGAGGACGACAAGAAGACTCATGAGGAGATCGCCGCAGTGGTCTCCCGCAAGCCAGAGTTCGCCGCCGCCGCCGCGAAGGTGTTCGCTGAGGTTGAGGCCCTTGCTGCCATGCACATCAGGACCGGCGAGTATGTTGCGTCGTTCTCCCTCAAACAAGGCGACGTGGATTGGCACATCGCCCCGTCCACTGACCATGACGCGGCCCTGGAGTTCGGGCACTACGTATACCAGGACCGGCAGGGCCGCCGCTGCGGGAGAGACGATGCTCGGTACCGTACTTGGGTACCCGGCATTAACGTGCTGCGCAGTGTTGTCCGAGACAATGGGGGGTTCTGATTGGCTTACGTGAACCCGTTGCCGTTCATTTACCGGTACCTCAAGGATGCTGCCGCAGCCGGTGCCGCCCAGCGGCCCGTCCTGGAGAAGATCGTGTGGCGCACCCACGGTGACGTGGATGACCCGATGAACGAGCTCGTGTGCCGCGTCCAGATGACGATCGCCCGCACTCACCCGTCTGGGCCGACGTTCGCGGCCACGCAGATCAGGGCCCGCCTATACATGACCGGCCCGGATGGGGATGAGGTGTCTGATGCGAGCGACGCGCTCGTGCAGGCGGTTGAGAAAGCTTGGAGGGACGGCATGGTGACCTCCGAAGGCTGGGCCACTTACCTTGAGTGGACCCAGCTGCCCACGCCCGAAACGGACATGGGCACAACATCCGACTACATCAACATGGTTTCGTCCCTTCAGGTGACGGCCAGGAAGGGAGCCTGATGGCTAACCTCGGAAACAGCAAGATTCAGATCGCGGGAAGGGGGCACGTGTACTATGGTGTCAATGACACTGAGGCCCCCAACCTTGACGGCTACGTCTTCGGTGACGGCACTACCCTGGAGGCTTCCGGCTGGACCTGGCTCGGAGACACCTCCAGCGAGAACCTGATCGAGTTCGACTCAGATGGCGGGGACACCTCCACCAAGCGCACCTGGGACCGTCAGGGCGTCCGCTCAACTCGCGAGGACGTCACCAACAAGGTCACCATCAACGCCGTCAACCTCGGCGAGGATGTCATGCGGGTGGCCTTCCCCGGCTCCACCTACGACCCGGCGAAGCGGGCCTGGGACATTGAGCTGGACGCCTCCAGTGAGCGTGCCATCCTCGTTGTCGTGGAGGACGGGCGCATCGTCTCCGGATACCTGTTCCGCCGCGTCTCTCTCGCAGGCAACATGCCGTCCCTGTCTCTCGACAAGTTCACTGAGGTGAAGATCGCGGGCACGCTCCTTTCCCCCAGCTCCGGGAAGAAGCGCGTCCAGATGCTGGAGCCCCGCACTGTCACCGGCATCGGTACCGCGAAGCCCACCATTTCTGCTCTCACTCCCGCCAGCGGGGCTGCGGGCGCGAAGGTCGTCGTCGCTGGCTCCAACTTCGATGGGGTCCGTGAGGTCAAGTTCGGGGACAAGGTGGCTGTCTTCGAGAAGGACTCTGCCACTCAGATCACCACCTATGTCCCCCGGGGTGTTTCCGCTGGGGCGCAGAACGTGGTCGTCACCAACAACGTTGGCTCCTCCGACGCGAAGTCCTTCACCGTCAACTGACGGCCGATATACTGAGGTGGCCGCCGCCTAGGGGTGTGTGGCGGCCACCTCTCAACACCCCTGACACCCCGCGGAAGGAACCGTCATGACTGAGAAGAAGTCCGAGAAGCTGCCTCCTCTGAAGGAAGTGGAGGGCCACGACTTACTGCTCCCCCCGCACGCCCTGCGCCCCTCCAAGCGCATGCGTCTCATGTCCGCCGTTGAGCCGGTCATTAACGGCAAGGCCACCGAGGATGACATGATCGCCGTCATGGCTGACATTATGGAGACTCTGGAGGACAGCGGTGTCGTGAAGGACATGGACGCCTGGAGCAGCTTCTTCGACGGGGCTGGCCTTGAGGATATCGTCAACCTTGTTCTGGCCTACGTGGGGGAAGCCAGCGGCGCCAAGAACTGACTGACTTCTTCGAGAGGCACCCGGATGCGGCCGCAGACTTCTGGGCTCTGTACCGGATCGACGTGTGGGGCCCGTACCGGGTGCCTCTCGTGAGTCAGCTTCTTGAGCGCCTACCGAATGAGCCATGGAGCATGTATAGGGCGAACGAGCTGGGCGGCCCCCAGTGGTTCGGGTACTCGCATGACTCTGAGAGGCTCCTTGAGGGCTTGGATCGTCTTGCGCTCCTTACGAAGGCGACAGCAGTCAACAAGGCCACGCTGAGGGACTCAGAGAAGATGCCTCGCCCGACAGTAGGTGAAGCCGGCGAGGTAGTATCGTCTCAGGACACTTCTGGTGTCGCCGCCATTTTCGCGGCTCTAGGCTAAAGGGGGATGGATGCCCAAGGGAACGATCGGCCGGCTCGGGGTCAAGGTCGTCCCCGACCTCGCCGGCTTCGCTGACAAGCTCAAGCGCGACCTGAAGAAGATTCAGAAGCAGGTCAAGGACCTTGACATCACCTTCAACGCGGAGGTGGAGCTCGACAAGGAGTCCCTGAAGCGAGCCCAGGAGCGGATCAATCGTGTCGACGGCAAGGCTAAGGTTGATGTTGACCTGAAGAACGGGCAGCTTGAGGCCCTGCGGAAGAAGATCCAGGCAATCAAGTCTGAGGTTCAGGTCAACACCAGCCTCTCTGAGGAGCAGAAGAAGAAGCTCCAGGAGAAGCTCGATAACATTCGTACCCGGGTGAACCTGTCGGTTAAGCCAGGGGAACTCGCGAAACTCAAGAAGGACGTAGAGTCTGCCGCTGGTAACGTCAAGGCTGGTCTGACGGTGAACGAGAGGGCGTTCCGCCAGTTCCAGGCCCGCCTTAACAAGCTCAAGGCTGACATTCCCGCCAAGGTTGACCTCAACGAGGCGTCCTCTAAGGAGCTGAAGGCGCGGATCGCGGCCATCAAGGCTGACATTGATGTGCACGCGAAGCTCTCCGAGGAGCAGAAGAAGAAGATCAAGCACGAGCTGAATAAGCTCGACGGTAAGGCCACCGTCAACGCCGACCTGGATGACGGGAAAGCTCGCTTCGACTTGAAGCGTCTCACCCACTCCCGGTGGGTCGACATTAACGTGCGCCTCGGTAAGGCGTCGGTGGCTCGCGTGGCGGCCCAGCTGAAGGCGCTCGCGGGCGGGAACGTCTTCGAGAACATTGGCCGTAACCTGAACGATTTCCTTCGCAACCTGGATACAGCGTCCGTGAAGATCGCGACCGTCGGTACTCTGATTGGTGGGGCGGTGTCGGTCATTGGTGCGGGCATGGGCGTGTTGTCGTCCTTGACGGTGGGGTTAGCTAAGTCCACGCCCGCGTTGATGGCCCTGCCGGGTATCTTTGGTGCTGCCGCGGCAGGGGCTGGGGTCCTGATTGTCGCGTTGAAGGACGCGAAGGATGTTCTCGGTGACCTTAGCCCGGCTTTTGAGGGGCTCCAGAAGCAGATTTCCTCCTCGTACTGGGCTGAAGCGGCTCAGCCGATCCGCGACTTCGCGAACATTGCTATCTCAGAGCTTACTCCGGCACTTCAGGGTGTTGCCTCCACATTGGGGTCGATGACGGCTGCTATCGCCACTGCCGCTACGGGGCATATTGCTGGCTTCCAGCAGTCGCTCTCCTACCTGACGGAGGCCCTGTCGATCGGCTCCACAGGGGCGGCATCGTTCACCAACGGCATCCTCACCATGGGTGAGGTTGGTGCGAAGTATCTGCCGAGCATTGCCCAGTGGGCGAACAATCTGGCTGCCTCGTTTGAGGCGTGGGCTACTAAGGCTGCCGAGTCGGGGAAGATGGACCAGGCGATCCAGTCTGCCGCGAAGGCGTTCGGCACGATGAAGGATATCGTCTTTGATCTTGGCGGGATCATCGGTGGCCTGTTCAAGGCGATGGCTAACGGGTCGGCTCCGATCGACTCAATCGCCACCGCCTTAGACAGGGCTAACGCTGCGGTCAATGGACCCCTGTTCCAGTCGACCTTGAGTAATCTGTTCTCCTCCATGGGGAAGGCCGCGGGGCTCGCGTTCCAGGGTGTCGGCAAGCTCGGTGACGCGTTCGTCTCTATGGAGCCCGCCTTGGCCTTGATCCTCCCGATGATCGGCCAGTCTCTCAAGGGGGCCCTTGAGGGGATCGCGGCGATGATGGAGAACCCGGCGTTCCAGCACGGCCTCCTAGACTTCTTTAACGGGGTCAGGCAGGCCGTGGAAGCCTTAGCTCCGGCCATGCCTGCCCTCGGCGAGGCTTTCGGTGCTATCGCCTCTGTCGCGGGCACCCTGCTGGCGGCTATTGCCCCTCTGGTTGCGCAGCTCGTTGAAGGGCTCGCCCCGATCCTCCAGCAGCTGGTGCCTATCGTCACCCCGATCATTGAGCAGCTGGCGGCGGCGCTCATGCCGGTCATGCAGGCGCTCTTGCCGGTCATCTCTGAGATGGTGACCCAGCTGGGGCCGGTGATTGTTGACTTGTTGACTCAGATTCTGCCGATCCTGGTGCCTATCATCCAGCAGATCGCGTCTGCCCTGATCCCGGCGATTCAACTGGTTGCCCAGGTGATGACAGACATGACCCCAATGTTTGTCGCCGCATGGCAGGTGATTGGTGACGCTGTGTCTGTGGCCATCAACCTCATTAAGGGGATTATTGAGGTTGCCTTGGGTATCATCCGCGGCGACTGGTCAACAGCCTGGGAGGGCATCAAGAACATCGGCGCGGCGGTGTGGGAGGCTATCAAGGTCGCCTTCAACTCCTTCGGTGGCGTGCTCGTCGCGTCCGCGCTCTCTATGGGACGACTGATGTGGGAAGCGATCAAGGCCGCCTGGGACTGGATGGTGTCCACGATCACTAACGGCATCAGTCGGGCTAAGAATATCTTCAGCGACGGCTGGTCGTGGATCACCAGCGTCACCTCATCCATGTGGAGTGGGATCGTGAGCACTGTCTCCAACTGGATCGGCAACATGATGAACTTCGTCACCAGTATCCCGTCGAAGATCAAGAACGTGTTCAACAATGCCCCATCGTGGCTGTGGAACGCAGGTAAGAGCATCATCAAGGGGCTCCTCGACGGAATTAGCTCGATGTTCTCTTCGGTGAAGAACAAGCTGTCCTCCCTGACGAACATGCTCCCCTCGTGGAAGGGGCCCGCCCCGGTTGATAAAGTTATCCTGAAGGACGCTGGCCGCCTAGTCATGCAGGGTTTCCTCAACGGGCTAGAGTCCCAATACGGGGCCGTCCGCAAGTCCCTTGAGGGGTTCACCGACGATCTTGCCAATGACGTGTCGCCGGACATTGCGGCTTCGGTGTCGGCCTCGTTTGAGAAGAGCAAGCCTTCTCAGAAGGCCCTGAATGAGATCTCCTCGGCTGCCCCGAATGGTCCGGCAGGCGCCGGGAGCACGGTGAATATCACGAACTACTACCCGACGAAACAGAGCGACTCGAAGACGCGGGACGATGTCGCCGACGGTATCCGTCTCGCATCCAGCATCTAGGACGGTTCCATGAGCAGCGAGTACTACCTGAACGGCATTGACCTGGACCAGCCGGGGAAGTGGCGGGTCATGCATGGGACGCTTCTCCCTGAGGTGCCTTCCCCTCGCTTGGAGTCCACGGATGTGCCGTCCCGTAGCGGCATCATCGACGGGGCTGGGCAGAAGGTCGGGACCTTCAAGGTGACGGTCGCGTTCATGGTCGAGGGCTCTGACCGGGGGGAGCTGGACCGTAACTGGTACGCCCTGGTGGCTCGCCTGCGCGCCTCGAACCGACTGGCCTCCTTGCAGCACCGCCCGGCCGGGGCTGCGCCCAAGGAGGCTATTGTGAGGCTCGTGAGCCTCTCTCAGCCATCCTGGCGGTATGGTGAGTGGGTCATCGACACTACGGCCGTCTTTGAGGCCGTGGAGGGCGTCTGGAAGGATACTGCGCCAGCTGAGGCGAACCTGTCTGACCTGTCCGCCCTCAAAGGCGGCTCAGCCCCCATTACGGACGCGCTCCTGCGCCTGTACCCCACCTCAAACCTAGTGACCGTCAAAGACAAGGAGTCTGGCACGACTCTCACCTGGCGGGGCAGTGTGGCTGGGGGGCAGCGGCTCCTAGTCGATGTGGCCCGCTACGCGGCCTGGAAGATCGATGCCGACCGGTGGGAGGCGGCCAGTGCTGCTCAGGGAGCCTCGTCGGGCTTGAGCATGTCCCCCAACGGCTTCCAGCTCACCCCCGACAGTGAAGGCAGCATAGCTGTCGAGATCACGGGTGGGACCGGCGTCATTCGCGCTAGGAGGGCCTACTGATGCGCAGAGACTTCTTTCCCGGCCTACAGCTGCGTGCCGTCGCCTACGAGGTGCAGGGGGAGCGCGTCGGTGTCGTCCCTGACGTTCTGGAGATGACGGTCACCACCCCAAGGGGTAAGACCCCTACCCTGTCTATGTCCTATGCTCCTGGCCCGAACGCTGTCCGTGGCACGGTCCTGGAGCGTGAGGTTGAGGTGGCCGTGGAGGCCACCTTCGACGGGGTCTCGTGGGAGGAGCTCCCTGACGCCCGCTTCGTCACTCAGAAGACCGAGCACAACCTCGTCAACGACGGCACGGCCCCCCGCAGGGTGGAGGCCATCCACGTCAGCGACTACCTAAAGGAGGCCCTGGTCTGGCAGGTCCCCGAGGTCGCGAAAGACAAGGAAGGCAAGTACAAGTTCCTGTCCCGTAATGCGGGCACGATCATCGGCACTGTCTGGCAGGCGGCTGTCGCCCGCGGCTGGGGGCGCGGCCTCACCCTAGGAGCAGACACGGTCAACGACTCCGCGAACCAGAAGTGGGCGAAGATCGTCACCCTCTACTTCGACCCCACGATCAGCGTCCTCCAGATTGTTGACTCTCTGCGCAGCCTGGGCATGATCGACACGGTCTGGCAGGGCCGCCGCCTGAACCTCTACAACGCGGACACGACGCAGGCCAGGGACCTGACGGACTCGAAGAGGTGGCCCCTAGCTGCCCCCCTCACTGGCGCCCCAGAGGTGGCGACCTGGGCAGACATGTGCACGGACGTCCTCGTGAAGGGTGAGGGCGGGAGGACCTGGCTCATCCACAATGACTCTGCCCCTAAGAGCATGCGCCGTGTCGAGAAGGTTGTTGAGGCCGGTGGCGTGGAGCTGGAGGCCACAGCCCGCCTTGTGGCGGAAGCTACCCTGAAGTCAGGGGCTCACGTCAGCGAGGAGATCAAACGCGAGTGGGCCGCCGCCGACGTGCACCTCCTCCCCTGGGTTGACTACCGGCTCGGCGACTGGATCATGGTGGAACGCAAGGGCGGCATGGAGCGCCTCCAAGTTGCCCAGATCAGCGTCACCCAGAAGGGCGGCAAGGTGCAGGGGCACACCACCTTCGGGACTGTCCTGGATAGCCTCCTGGGGCGTCTCACGAAGCGCACGAAGGGAATCGTGGGCTTGGCTTCCACGTCCGGTAGTGGGGTTCGCCCAAACCCGCCGACCTCGAAGTACTGGCCTCTCCCCCCGCAGGGGCTTGTTGGTTCTAGCCGGGCGGTCATCAACGACCTGGGTTGGGCTCAGGCTCTCGTCGATCTTCAGTGGGGGAAGGTCGACTCCGACACCCTGGGCGGCAAGGTTGATGTGATCGCCTATGAGGTGTCGTGGCAGCTGACTCGTTTCGGGACTAGTCTCGCCGGGACCCTCACCGTCAAGGGCGGCGACACTACGCGCGCCACGGTGGGGCCTCTCTCTCCGGGCGTGGAGTACCGGTTCTGGGTGCGAGCCCAGACCAATGATGGCGTGGGGGCTTGGTCTCTGCCTCTCGTCCTGACGACAGCTATCGACACGGAGTCGCCCCCCGTCCCATCGAAGCCAGACCTCTCCCAGTCGTTGGGGGTCCTGGAGGTGTGGTGGGACTACGCTGGCAAGGACGGCCAGAACATGCCCGCCGATTTCGCCGGGGTGGAGGTGTCCATCCAGCATCCGGGCCGCCCCGCCTCCCGGGTCACCGACATGATCGCCCCCATGCAGCGGACCTCGATAGCGGGCCTGGAGATCAGGGACTATGAGGTGTGCCTGCGCTCTTATGACCGGGAGGGCAACAAGTCCGAGTGGGGCCCGACGGCGACCGTTAAGCTTGAGCAGAATATTGACGCCGACGCGATCGCGAAACAGGTTGAGGAGAAGATCAAGAACAGTGACGCCATGCAGCGAGCCGCCCGTGAAGGCACGCTTAAAGAAATGAAGCATCTCACGGAGGCGATGACCCAGGTCGCCACAAACCTTGTTGATTCTGGCCCTGTCCCGCCTGACTCAGGTAAAATCGGTTCCAGCATGTGGGTCGCGCCCGATGGGCGAATCTTCGTGCTCCGTGCGGAAGGAGATAAGTGATGAAGCCGTACACTGCGGCGAAACAGTGGCGCGACGGGTTCGGGGCGAACGAGACCCGCATCACCGCGGCCGACCTCACGCACATTGAGGATGGCATCAGTGCCGCTACGCAGGGCGTCACCAACGTTGAGACCACTGTCAACGCCCTAACCGCTCGCGCGGCTTCTGCGGAGAACAAGGCGAAGGCCACAGACGAATACATCCTCGGCACGAAGGCGGAACTAAAAACAGATATCCTGAAGGCTGTCCCGATCGGCACCATCCTCATGTGGGCCACCAGCACCCCGCCGGAGGGCTGGCTGCTGTGTAACGGGAAGGAGGTCAGTCGCGCCGCCTACCCGGAGTTGTTCAAGGTGTTGGGCACTTCCGTCGGAGCCGCCGGCAGCTCCTCGTTCAAGATTCCGGACCTGAGTGGGCGATTCCCCCTCGGGACCAGCAACGCCCACAACCTCCACTCCACGGGAGGCGCTGAGACGCACACACTGACCGTAGACGAGATGCCAGCCCACGCCCACGGCGTCGGAGGAAACATCGTTCAGCGCGGTTCCGGCGGAGACGCGTTTCGGGAACTCTCAGGCGCATACCCCGGCGGCAATAACTCCCCCAGCCAGAGAGTGGGCAGGGGGCTGCCTCACAACAATATGCCCCCCTACTACGGAATCAATTTCATCATCCGCGCAAAGTGACCCTGGAAGGAGGTAGGCCATGCCCGGGCCCCACAACCTAAGCGAGGCCGACCCGCAGGCGCGGGGTGGCCAGTACGTCACCGTCCCAGCGTTCGCCTCCCCGGGCCACTCCTCCCCGGCGTACACCCGAGACGCCCCCGGCTCTACAGTCGTCTACTCCCCGAAGGGATGGCGTTGGGAGGAAGCCGGAGACGGCTACTCCAAGACTGTCTCCAAACTCGCGTCCGCAACCATGGAGTCCGTGGTGCGACGCATCAAGTCCTCCATGGGGGAGGTCTTCTACATTCGCGGAACCGAGGACACACAGCCCCCATTCGACGGGACCGCGATCGGGGATACCTGCCGCGTGCAGGACGCCCAGACCCTCGACATTGTGGCGGAGTGGAGGTGGAACGGCACCTCCTGGGAGCGGATGAAGGTCACCAGCGAACAGATCAGCAACCTCGACGTGGGTAAACTCACCGCAGGCTCCGCAAACATCGCTGAGATTACGGCCAGAAAGATCGCCTCCGACGTGGGGCGCTTCCTTGAGATTACCACCGACCAGCTGACCGTCACTGGCAACGCGTCCTTCGTGAACGCCACCGCCCACCACGTGTGGTCTGCGATCGTGACCGCCGGGCAGGGCGAGTTCGAGCAGATCAAGGCGGGTATGCTCTCCGCCAACGCTGTCTCTGCGGACAATATTCAGGTCGGCGCTCTCGACGGCAAGGTCATCACCGGCGCCACGATCCAGTCGGACCGGACTCCGAGCCGGGGAGTGAAGATCGACTCCACGGGAATCCGCGCCTACACGGGTCGGGCAAATAACACATCATTCGAGGTGGAATCCTCCACTGGTAAGGTGAAAGTCCTCGGTGAGGTCGGCATTCAGGACACGTGGTCGTATGCCAAGTTCATTGACGTCATTGAGACCTCAACCGGAAACGATGTAGGCCAGCAGGGAGATCGCTGGGGAGTGGGAATGACTATGAATAAAACGTCATCCCCATACAGATTCCCGGCCTTGATAACCTTCAAAGAGGACCCCAGCGAGAGAGGTGGCATTCTCTATCTCCAGGCCCCCTCCGATATTTTAGGGTCATCGCCTAACTTCCGGCTGTCGAACTCAGGAATACAGGCGTACTCTGGAAAGTCCGCGACGTGGTACATGTCTCTTAGTAGAAGCGGGTTCGGAGCGGGAGCGGCCGGAAAAGGGAACATCCAGGTCAACGACTATTCCGCCTCGATCACTGTAAGAGGGTACGACTCTCACCTCTATATCCAGGGGGGGCAGTTCCGGCTGAGGACTGTAGACGATACGTGGAGAGCAGTCTGGTGCAACGGCCACGCCACGGTCCTCGGGTGGGACCCAAACCACCAGGCCATCGTCGACAAGGACGGCTTCCGCGCCGTCGGCGGCAAGACGTTTATCATGCGCGTACCCGGCGAGTGGCAGAAGCGGCACATGATGCTCCAGCACTCCTGCACCGAGTCTCCGTATGACGGGATCGAGTACTGGGAGAACGTCGAGCTCGACTCAGCCGGGCGCGCCACGTGGGTGCTCCCGGACTACGTGCCGAAGATCGCTTCCCCGATAGCCCCATGGGTCGCCCTGACGTCCTCTGCGGCTACGGCTACCCTCGTCAAGACCGGGTATGGGTCGGACGCTGCGCCGTGGCGAGTCGAGGTGGAGGGCAAGCCCGGCGAGGTCGTGTCTGTCCTCGTCAAGGGTGCCAGGCAGATCGACAGGTGGGACCCTGATACTGATGCGGTGACCCTCTGTGACCGCTCCCGAGAGTCCGTGTGGGTCCTCCCCCCGGCCTCCGGCCCGGATGACGGGGGTGGCTTGGATGCCGTCGCCTATGATGATCGTGGCGGATATGGGCCCTCGCCCGTGCCGCCCGAAGAACCCCCGACAGAGAAACTTCAGAAGGAATCATGACGCCTCAAACGCAGCAGGTTGACGCCCTCGCGGTGATTGACGCCCTTGCGATAGAGATCGCGGCGCTGACCCGGCGGGCAGTCATCGCGGAGCAGCGAGCCATTGACCTGGAGAAGAGGCTCCAGGCCACAGTCGAGAAGAAGGAGGACAAGTGAGTGTTCAAGGAGTGGCGGCCAGGGTCGCCAGGCAGATTTGCGACCAGTGCGACGTCGGCTACAGTCAACCAGATAGGCGCACTTGGTACGCCGCCGCGGATGAGTCAGGCTACTGTCACTCGTCCCAGAACGCGGACTGCTCCAGCCTCGTGTGTGGGGCCATCTGCTATGGGCTGCATGAGACCTTTGGTGTCCCGTGGGAGCACGCGGCCCTCCCTGAGATCAACGACCACTGGACTGGCAACATGCGGGCTGGCCTGGAGGCCCGGGGGTTCAACGAAGTCCACTGGGCGGACGAGAACCTTACCCCGGACGGTGGCTTCCAGGCTGGCGACGTGATCCTGTCAGCCGCAAACGAGGGGGGTGTTGGCCACGTAGTCATCGCCGTCGAGGACGGTGACGACCCCCCTGTGTCTGAGGCGTGGATCGCGGAGGACGGGAGCATCGACGGCTACCTGGGGGACCAGACCGGCCAGGAGACCCGCACCGTCCGCTATTCGACGCACCCTGACACGCAGCGAGGCGCCTGGACCTCGTGCCACAGGTTCGATGAGGGGAAGTTCCTCTCCCAGTGGCCTGAGTTCGCGCAGGGTAAGGCAGCGCCGTCCGGCCCTGCGGTTCCATCTCCCGCCTCCTCTGAGCCTGCGCACGCCCACGGCATCGACATCTCAAGCCACCAGGGCGGCCTGAACATCGGGGCCCTGTGGGCGGACTTCGTCATCGTCAAAGCCACCGAGGACGACGACTATGAGAACCCGCATAAGGACGCGCAAGCCCAGGCCACGCTCAACGCGGGCAAGCGACTTGGCTTCTACCACTTCGCCCGCCCCGGGGACGCGCAGGCCCAGGCCCGCTACTTCGTGGCGGCTGTCGGCCCCTATGTTGGGAAGGCGACGCTTTGGCTTGACTGGGAGGCCGACGCGGTAGCGCAGGGCCCCGCATGGGCGAAGGTGTTCCTCGACACGGTCGGGGCGCTGACTGGGGGCACGCCAGGCATCTACATGGACGGGTCTGCCCTGAGCGGGTATGACTGGTCCGCCGTGTGCCCCTCCTACCCCCTCTGGTACGCCGGAGGCCAGCAGTACTCAGACTATGGGACCTCCTACAGTGACCCCGCCGTGCCGAGCGTCCCCTACTGGGGGATGCCTCTGGTCCACCAGTACACGGAGGATGGGGTTCTCCCCGGCTATAGCCGCCGCCTGGACCTGAACCGGCTGCGTGACCGCGCCACATGGGACCACATGGTCGGCAGCGGCCAGGCCTCCTCCGCTCCGGTAGAAACGTCAAGCTCCCTGGTCGTTGACGGGGAGTACGGGCCCGCTACCCAGAAGCGCCTCATTGACGTCTTTGCCCCTGGCTACAATGAGATGTTCGCTGTAGCGAACCTCCGCCGCTACCTGAACAGCGTGGTGCCGGAGAACTCGCAGCAGATGCTCATCGGGGCTGGGCGGCTCCCTGAGGACCGGGGCTGGGACTCGCATGTCATCCGCGTCTTCCAGTACTGGGCATGGTGTTGGGTTCGCCCCGTCGCCCCTGACATGTGGAACCGGTTCGCTGGTGGCTGGTCGTTCGGAGACTATGTGGACGGGGAGCCCGGGGAGGCCACGTGGGCGGCCCTCCAGGAGGCCCTGAACAGGTCGAGACCAGCATCATTCAGGCTCATGTGATACCGGAGAAAATAGTCCGGTAGACTAGGGGGTGGGGCAGAAGTCCTGCCCCCTAGCTGCATGTAAAGGGGTGAGTGCATGAGCATTTACGCTCGCGCCTCGTTCTGGTCCGGCGTCTGCGATCGGGCTATCAAGACGTTCGCCCAGTCTCTCCTGGCCGCGTTCACTGTCGGTGTCGGCATCCTCAACATTGACTGGAAGGGCGCCCTCGGGATCGCCGCTACCGCCGTCCTGGCTAGCGTCCTGACTTCCCTTGCCGACCCGAAGGAGGCAGACAAGGCGATCGCTACGGCCGCCGTCGACTACACGCCCCGCCACGCGGGCTGAGTGAGCCATGCAGCCAGTAGGTGACGTCCTGCCGATAGGGCAAGCCCTCACATCTCCTGATCTCATTGCGGCTACGGTCGCCCTGCTGGCTGCGCTGGTGGCTCGTCTCGCCAATAGGATTAAGAGGCAGCAGGAGGAGAACGATGAGCGGCTGGCACGGATGAACGTCCACGTTGTCCGCGCTGCCGCCGCTGCCGAGTCCGCATCCGAGGGGGTGCACAACAACCACGAGACAAACCTGCGAGACGACCTAGACATGCGATTCGATGACATTGCCCGCCGGATGGATTCTCTAGCTGAGGTGGTTGTTGGCCTCTCCGACGACGTCAAGGATCAGTCGCGTCGCATCCAGTCCCTGGAGGGGCAGATCGAGGGCGTCAGGAACGACGCCCGCGCCGACCGTGCCCACCTGTATAGTGAGGTTGACTCCCTGCATGATCGGATCGACAGGATGAAGAACAAGGCCAAGTTACGCAAGGAGGCGTCGTGAGCGGCTACGCCACTATCACGGGGCGCATCATCGGCCCTGACGGGCTCGGTCGCGAGGGCCGCGTCGAGTTCACCCCCCTCACCCCCTACGAGGGTGTCGAGGAGGAGGGACGGCAGGTTGTTGTCGCCCACTATGCGGCAGCCAGGCTCACCGCGAACGGATACCTCGTCGACTCCAGCGAGGAGCGGGCCTTCCGCCTGGTCGCCCCCGAGTCCCTCCCTGAGGATGAGCGCAACTACCGGGTGACGATTGACGTGCCCGGAGCCCCCGGCGGGAGACGAGAGTACCTCACGGCCATCATCGCCAACACGACCGTCGACCTGACGGACATTATCGCGGGGCGCGTGGTGGAGGACGCTTCCTCAGCCCGGGTGCGCCCAGCTGGACAGGGCCTCCTGGAGGCCATCAACCCTAACGACGTTGTCGAGGTCGGCAACGGGCTCCTCGCCTGGAAGGAAGGCATCGATGGGTGATCGCACCTGGTACAGCAAGTCGAAGGCGGATGAGGTCTTCGCAACGAAGGAGGAGGTGAGGGCGCTCCCCTCTCCTGACTTGTCGCTCTATGCGACGAAGGCGGATGTTGTGTCCGCCGATAATGCGCTCAGTGCCCGCGTGGATGCGGCGGCCACGAAGGCGGAGCTCGCCGCCTATGCGAAGGCCAGCGACGTTGCTGGCACGTATGCGACGAAGGAGGCGCTGGCACAGGCCCAGCTGGGCGGCCAGGCCCCTGACCTGTCCTCCTACCTATCGAAGGCGGACGCCTCCGCCACCTACCTATCGAAGGCGGACGCGGCCTCCGCCTATGCGACGAAGGGCGAGCTCGCTGGCGTGCAGCCTGGTGCCGCTGGGGCTCCTCTAGCGCCGCTTCCTCTCCGGCCCGGCCAGTCGATCCCCACGGTCGGATTCTTCGGCGACTCTTGGTCGACAGAGGCCACTATGGGGCAGGGCTTCAATCTTCCCTCAACGGTGTCTCGCGCCTTGGGGTGCGTGCCGGCCGCTTCCGCTGTCGACGGCAGCGGCTTCGCGTACTCGGCCAGCGGGAAGGACGGGTTCGAGGTCGACTCCCGGGTGAACGCCGTGTGCGCCGCCGCCCCGAACCTTATCGTCACCATCGGGTCCCTGAACAGTGACAAGCTGTTCGACAACGGGGACACCGAGGGGGCGAAGATCAAGGCCGCTGTCCAGGAGTTCGTCACGAAGGTGAGGGCGAAGCTCCCTCAGGTGCCGATCGTCATGGTCGGCCCTGAGCCGTCCTCGGTGACCAGGCTCCAGTCCCAGGCCGCCCACGTGAACGTGGCCGCCCAGAAGGCCGGCGCGGAGGCCGCCGGAGGCCTGGCGAACGGTATCGCATTCGTTGACTGGCTTGGCGTTGCCGACAGGCAGGCTGTGCCGTGGCGAGACGAGCGGGTGTGCGCCACTGGGGACGTGGTCGTGTACAACGGCGTCGCCTACCGTGTGACGCAGCCGTGGGTCCCCGCCGCAGGGGTTACTCCGGCGGCTGCGGGAGCCCCGACGGTGCAGGTGTCTGACGCCCTGTCTGGCACCGGCAACTCAGGCAACCTTAAGGGCGACGGCACCAGGGACGGGCTACTCCTGTCGGATGACACCCACCCGACGAAGCTAGGCGCGATCGCGTTCGGCACTGCCGCCGCGAAGCACATCACAGACGCAGTAGCCTCTCTGGCGGCGTGGGTGAAAGCCCAAGGCCCGGTCATCCCAGCATCCCCAGCCGCACCGCCCGCACCACACCCTCCGGCCGGTGACGGCCTCCCGGTCATGGCGTGGCTCTCAGGTGGCTGGGGCGACCCGAACCGCGTCGCCTACTCAGCCAGTGACCTTAACGCTGTCGCTGCCCTGAAACCGCAACAGGTGGCACTCCCCCTCCGCGGGGGCGCAGGCCCCGCCGACCTCGCCCTCGGCATCCCCCACCCCTACTCCCG